GTTGCTAGAGGTGCTGATATACCTGACAATGTAAGTCCTACGATTACTCAAGAAGTACCAGTTTTAGATCCTGCAGGAGAGCTTCTGTTGGACTTTTATAACGAATATGTAGGTAATGCTCTATTAATGGCCAGAGAGGCTCAGAATCAAAAGAATCAAATTGCAGTACAAGAAATTCAATCAAACCCTTTTGGGCTAACTGCACAAGATCAACTTGAAATAGAAAAATTAAGAGCTAATCCATTTGGATTAACTGCAGAGCAAGCATTATCTCTTGAGAGGCAAGGCCTAGGTGCAAATGAATTTATAGAACTAGAATTAGAAAA